ATGGCAGTATATGCTGAAGCGGGCATGATAGGAATTTGCGGATTATTACTTGTCTATTTAGTAATGAGTTTATCTAAAAAATCAGAAGCACAACAAGAGTCATTAAAAAATTTAGAAATAGAAAATAAAGGACAATCAGAAAGCATTAACAACATGGAAGGTATGATTATTAAACTTATTAGTAGGTGGAATGAATCAGATGCAGTTAGAGATAGGCGATATGAGCAAACTATGGAGTCTATAGCAGATTTAGAAAAACAATTGTCAAGGATGGATGGTATAATGAGTCGAATGAATGGGAATGGTCGTGGATAGTTTAAAGGTTTCTTTAGGTAGTTCTGGGAGTATGGTAATGTTATTTATGGACTTACTGCCATATATATTAGGTATTGCTATTGCAGTTATGAACATTATATATCTATATTATAAGATAAGGAACATTAAAAATGGCTAAAGACCCAAGATTAAAAAGAGTGGGAGTAGCTGGATTCAATAAACCGAAGAGAACTCCAGGACACCCTAAAAAATCTCATGTTGTTGTTGCGAAAGAAGGTGACACAATAAAAACAATTCGATTCGGTGAACAAGGAGCTTCTACTGCGGGTAAACCAAAGAAAGGTGAGTCTGCCAGGATGAAAGCAAAGCGTAAATCATTTAAAGCAAGACACAGAAGAAATATTAAGAAAGGTAAAATGTCCGCAGCATATTGGGCAGATAAGGTGAAGTGGTAATGGCTAAAAAAGTAACATGGAAATGGGGGGATAAACGATACTCTGGGACACTCATAAGAGAAACGAAGACCCATAAGTTCGCTAGAACTCATAATGGTAAAATTAAAAAGATAAAAAAATAAGGAGTTTAATCATGCCCTATCATAGCAAAACAAAAAAGAAAATGAAGAAGAAACCTATGAAAAAGAAAACCACTAAAAAGAAGATGAAGAAATATGGCTATTAAAATGATGAAAGGTGTTTCTTTATCAGGGTTGAATACCAGGCAAGCAACCGCAATCAAAAAACATGGTAGACATCATACTGCAAAGCACATTCGATCTATGGTAAGTGCGATGCGAGGTGGCAAAACATTTACAGAGTCTCATAAAATAGCAATGAAAAAGGTAGGAAAATAATATGGAATGGTTAACATTGAATTGGGAATGGGTGCTACTTGGATTTATGATATTAGAGAAAATTGTAAAGATGTCTCCAAGTGAAAAAGATGATATTTTATTGGATGTAGTCATAGAAGGTTTAACAAAAATTGTAAAAGGAAATAAGAAATGATCAAAAGATATATAAAGGGTCAGGTAAAAAAGCACGGAGTTAAAGGCTTTATTATCAAGGTGTTAGAATTGATAGCAAAGGTAACACCATCAAAAGAAGATGATAAAATTGTAGCTAAAATAAAAGTATTTGTATCTGATTTATAATTACTTGAGTTAATAAAAATTCTATAGTAACTTTCTCATAATGAAGAACTTAACATCGTATATATTATGTTCCCTTGGATTAGTTGCGGTTCTTTATTTAGTCTGGGATAAGGGAATAGTAGTCCAGGAAAGAACAGCGTTAGAAATGATAGATGGCTATATATACAAAGTAGAATATAAGGTTACTCAATATGAACAAAAGAAAACAAAAACAAATACGACAAATGATCTCTACCATCTTAAAGAAGATGGAGATGTACTCCGAGGAAGCGGAGAATCTAGTATTTGGAACTGGTTTAATTGAATCTAACTACGACTATTTAAGACAATGGAATAACGGGGTAGCGCGAAGCTGGTGGCAGATTGAACCAGGAATGACAGGCGCAAAAGACACCCTGGAGAATTATTTAAATTATAGACAAAGATTGATGTGGAACTGCGTTGATATAGCGCAAGTCCATTCAACTGCATTTCTTCCTACTGCAAAAGAGGAAGATATAGCAGAACTTTTAGAATATAATATAGCATATGCTATTATAATGTGCAGACTCAAGTATCGCAGAGTTCCTAAAGCAATACCAAGTAGTGTTGAAGGTATGGCAAATTACTGGAAAGATCATTATAATACACACCTCGGAAAAGGAAAAGCAAGCGAGTTCATCGAGAAGTACAACAAAACTCTCTAGTTTCTTCCAACAATAATAATATATTTGTAGATTCTTCTTGCATCTATTGATGCGTTGATATAAGTTCGTATAAGATTTATATCGATAAATCATTATTTTAATTAATAAACAGATAGGAATAGAAGATGAACAAACTGCTTACGACAAAAGAAGCATCAGAATACTTCAAAGTTTCTACTTATACTATAAGGGCATGGGCGAAAGCTGGTAAGATCAAAGAAGTGAACTTAGGGTATAGGACAAAACGATATGAAGTAAAGGACTTGATCTCGCAATGAAGTTAAAGAAACTAGCGGTAGGTCAACGATTCTGCCTTAACAATAGATTAGACCCTGAATTAAATAAATGGGGTACAATATTAGATGTTGGCATTGGTAGTGTCCGAGTCCGATTTGATAAGTATAAAGAAAATAACGAGCGCGGTGAACTTGTAGAGAAGAAAGGTTATACTACAAACATTGCGCCAGACACAGAGGTGTAATATGGAAGAACTTCTACAGACTTCAATCCCTGTCATTAGACATGACTTAAATAATGGAAGATGGTATACCCCAGTAGATGAATATTGGGAAGAGAACTTTGGTGAAGGTATACCTAAGATATATAAAAGATCATCTACTACTTTTGAGGATGCATTAGATAAAGGTATGGGGTTTCGTAGATGGTTAGGCAATGCTAATTCGTATGAAGATGCTATGGAGTATGCAAATAAACGTGCGGTTATCGGTACAATCGTGCATGACTTTTGTGAACGCCTACTGCTTGGACAAAAGATTGACCTGGAGCAGCAACCAACATGGTACGATAAAGATTCAGATAAAATGATCCCTGTATCTAGGGAGATTATTAAATACATTATGTCTTTTAAACAATTCTGTGATGATGCAAGAGTAAACGGAGATTTTATTACAGAAGCATTAGAAATATGTATGTTTGACCTAGCTTGCGATAATGAAGGGAATCAATTACATCCTTGGGCGGGAACTGCGGATTGGGTAGTTAGGCTTGTTAATAAGAAAGGAAAAGAAGAAAGATGGTTGATTGATTTTAAGACAGGTAATGCCTATCAAACACATCAACTTCAGCTTACTTCTTATCAGATTTTATTTGAATCGTTGTTTCCTGATTTAAAGATTGACGGGATCGCCTGTTTATATTTAAAATCGGGTTGGAGAAAGAAACCTAATTATACATTAAAGAAGTATAAAACAGATAAACAAACTTGGAAAAAGGTTGTGGAAGTCTCGGATTGGGTACATAATTATCCTGTTCCGTCCTTTCCGAAAGATTTACCAACGACCTTTAGCTTAATAGAAGAAGAAGAACAGGAAACTAAAAAGGAGTCTAAGTAATGGCTTATGACAACACGAACAAAGGTGCTTTATTTACTGCAAAAGATCGCAAGACAGAAAAGCACCCTCACATGACAGGAAAGATAAACATTAATGGTAAAGATTATAGTTTATCAGGATGGTCTAATGAATCAAAGAAGGGTGACAAGTACCTTAGTTTGAAAGTAAGTGACTTCAAACCTCAAGGTCAAGAGAAGAAGGAAGATGACTTACCCTTCTAAATCCACTATGGTCTGCGATGGGCGAGCGAAAGTTCGCCCTATCCAGTTTGATGAACTCACCTCTGATGAGCAGATGTACTATTGCATTGGAAAGTCCGATGTTGATTGCACAGATTGTAAAGGGCAAGGTGGTTTCGTACATAGTGAAGTCGTGGATTGCGGATATTACACAGATACTGCGGAGTATTTTGAACCATGTGATTGCGTAGTCAATAACCCTGAATCTGTAATTAACTAACCACATACAATGCCAAACTTTAAGAAAGCACTAGAACTAGGAAAAAGAGTAGAAGAGATTGTCTTAAATAGGGTCAGAGAGTCTGATCCTTTTGCTCTTATTATTAAGGGTAAGTTTAAGCAATTTGATATATATAGTCCTTCAACAAACACCAGGATTGAGGTTAAGTCCGATATACAATCACAACATACACAGAATTTCCTAGTGGAAGTGTATATGTATGGTAAACCATCTGCTTTATTATCTACAGAAGCGGATATATGGTGTTTTTTTGATAACTTGAATTTAATATGGGTAAAGCCTACTCGCATTAAAGATTTAATTTTAGAGAAAGGGTACACGCAGCGAGTGATCACAGGCAAAGGGGATACTAAATCAAAGCGGTGTTATCTTATTCCAACAAAAGAGATTTATTCAATATCTAATAAAGTGGAGTCTGTACATGAAAAAGAACGTATTAAAACGATATAGTTTTACGGATGAAGAGATGTTAAAGATGCGTGATGATTTTTTAAGAGAAGATAATACCTGGTATTTAGAGATGTATTTTAAAGGGGTTTTACCTGTAAAGAGGAAGAGAAAATGAAGATTACAACAAATGACTTATATCAAATCAGGCAAGGATTAGCTAGTAGATTATTAAGCCTTAAAATAACTCAGGAAAGAAAAGCGATTACAAAAATACAACATTTATTAGATCGATTAGATACTATGGAAAAGAATTTCTACGCCTCACAAACAAAGTCAGATGACTTGCAACCCGAATTGACCAATGATCTTAATAAGTAGGGATATAAGGGTAAAAGGTTCTTGGCAAATGAAACTACTTGGGTTGGCGCGTAAGTATGTGGGGTGTAGAATGTATTTAATGAATAAAAAAAAGGGGTAAGTATGATTATGTTTAGTATAGCAGAATGGGTAGCAAATGTATTAGTGCTAGGAATGGGTATTTTCTTTTGGGTTAGTTCTTTGGCTCTTATGTTTCTCATTATTAGTGTTCTTGTCGAAAGGTTTACCTATGAGTAAATGGCAAATATATAGAGAGAAGAAAGACTTGCCTATGATGTGCGGTGTATATGTTATGTATAAAAACGATCAAGCGGTTTATATAGGTGTTTCTAAACATATACGGAGGAGATTTAGTAAACACTCTGTGGATCAATGGGATTATGTAAAGATTAAACCCGCAATTACATTTGGTATGGCAACTGATTTAGAAAGGAAGTTAATTAAAAAGATGCAACCCGAATTAAACTCGCGGCATAAACAAAGGGCGCAACTCAGCAACAGGCATAGACTCTCTGTTGATGCAGAGATATACTCAAAATTAAGAATATTTTGCTTTGAGAAGAACTTGAAGATGAAAGATATGGTTGCGGATTTAATAACTCAATTCTTAAAGGCGGTGGAAGATAGTGGCAAGTAAATCAAAATCAAAAGGCAATACCTATGAACGTGAACTTGTGGACAGACTATCCAAAGAAGGATATGATGTAAAACGAGCGTGGGGTTCGGATGGTAGAAGCATGGGTTTAACAGAAGATGTGGATATTTTGGCGAATAAGGACGGAAAATCGCTTAAAATACAAGCAAAAAGAAGAAGAACTATCCCTAAATGGTTAGCATTTGGGAATTGTGATCTAGTAATGACACGAGAAGATCGAGGAGAAACCATTGTCTTGGTGAAGTTAGATGATTGGTTATCCTTAATGAAGTAGGATGGTGTATTTTACACTAGTCCTGGAGATAGAAGAGAATCTTTCTGCATCGGAGATTCTTGAGCAGTTGAGAGATGCAGCAACACGATGGGGGAAGTGTATAAACAAGACCCCGAAGACAAGAAAACCAGTAAAGAATAATAGGAATAATTACTACATGGAGGTAGGATATGAAAGTTGATACGTTTTTTAAGTTAAGTGAAGTCTTTTTAGAAGAGTGTAAAGAGATTCAATTAGAAAAAGGTAAGGAATACACGATAGATGATGGGTCAAATACTGCGGATAAGTTTAGAAACTTCCGTTCTATTGGTGAGCGACTAGACCTAGACCCTAAACTTGTGCTATTAACCTATATGTTAAAGCATATGGATTCTATTCGTACCTATGTTTTATATGGAAATGAAGGATCAGAGGGAATTAAATCCAGGTGTCAGGACTTGGTGAACTATGCTATTATGTTATGGGCAATGGATCACGAAGAAAAAACATTTGCAGAGTTAATTGACGATGCCTGATTTTCAATGGTTTTATGAATATGAGGTACGAGTAGAGAAGATAAAATACAATGGTACTCAGGGGAAAGGAAGTTGTCCCTTGGGTACGCACAATGATTCTAAACCTTCCTTTTCTTTCTCTATTGAAAATGGACAATGCAAATGCTTTTCATGTGGTTACAAGGGAAACGCATATTTATTAGCGAAACAACTAAATATTAGCAACCCTGAGAAGATGATTAATGGCGAAGTAACCAAAACTAAAGCACTTAAACCGCCTACACCACCAAAGAAACCTAAAATAGAAGGGAATATTGAAGAGGTGGCTCAATCTTATATAGATAATGTGCCGAAAGAACACATTAAATCTCTACCAAAGCTAAAAGAGATGAAGGTCGGGTACACGGAAGATGGATTAAAGGTATTCAACTACCTGGACAAAGACGGGAATACTACAGGGATAAAGATACACAAGTCTTATTGGAGTCACGGAGATAAGTCCTGCCAAATATATGGACTTAATCTTTTAGGTAAGTATAAACGGGATGAACCTCTTATTATATGTGAGGGGGAAACCGATATGCTTGTCTGTCCCAACAATAGTATTTCCTTTAGTGCAGGAGCGGGATCTATCCCTGATAATATATCAGACATCCTAGAGTTTAAGCAAATATACATTGCATATGATAATGACTCGCCAGGAAGAGAAGGTGCAGAACGCCTGGCGCAACGGATTAAGACCGAGAGTCGGGGTATCAGAGTGTATATCTGTCAATGGAGTGAATACCTACCTGAAGGATATGATATACGGGATGAGTTTACCAAGTTCAAAGAGGATTCATCCTATAAGTATAAAGAACTAAAGTCTTCTATCACTAATGCGGTAGAATTTAAACTAGCGGCACGGGGGTACAATGTTATAGATACCTCTGAACTCACAGATACATATAACAAGCCACCTGATCCTATTATTCAATACCTCTTGTATGAGGGTGGTGTATCCCTAGTCGCTGGAACAGATGGAGTCGGGAAGACTTGGTTTGTGCTACAAATGGCGTATGCTATTGCATCAGGTAAAGAGTTTTTAGGCTTTCCTGTAATGCAAAAAGAGGTATTATTAATACAATTTGAGTTATCCCCTGAACAACTATCCAACAGAGTGAAAGCAATGCAAGTGAACTTCCCTATGGGGACAAATGTGCGCATGGCTTTATTCAATGATGATGATATGATGTTTACGGATCAATGGCAAAAGATCAAGGATACTATCGAAGATATGGCACTACGAGACGGAGTGGTAATCGTGGACAATATATATACGAGTACCAACCAAGACCTATCCGATAATAATGCCTTGCAACAAATCCTGTCGATGATCCAACANATTAAGAGTACGACAGGCAACTCTATTGTCCTGGTGGGGCATCACAATAAGAGCAANAACCATGATGAAGAGCCNATACTTACAAAAGGCTTAATACACGGGGGAAAACATTTAACCAACTATGTACATAATGTAATACAGATCGGGGAATCTACCCTGGCTACAGACCTTAGAAGAGGTAAGATAACAAAAGTAAGGGATGAGCATTGTGAATTAAATGGTGAACCCTTTAAATTAAATTGGAATCGGGAAGAAGTCTTATTTGAACGGGGGGCAGTAATCGTAAATGAAAAACTACATTGTGTAGAAGCCTCCGATAAATGGGAGATTGAAATCATAAAAGAGTTTTACGTTTATAGTAAGAAAGAGAAGTTTAATCGTAAAGAGATGTGGGGGTTTTTAGAAGCTTCCAAAGGTTGGATGCCTACCACTTACAATATAAATAATAAGCTTACCCGCTATTTAAAAACGATGGTAAAGTGGGGTTATATTATGAAAGAATCTCACGGATTATACTCATTTAACCATGAAGAAATGGACTAAACCCTATATGGTTATTTTATGGTTATTTGGTTATTTGGGGTGTTTTACTGATTTGGTTTCTCGAGGAATATAACCATATAACCACTATATAATGAACGGGGTTATTTGTTAACTAAAAAAAAGGATTAGATATGATATTTAGTGGATTAAAATTATGTGATAATTGTGGAGTTTATGAATTTAGAAGGATCATAAAATATAAGCAAAATAGAAATGTTCACATGGATATTTGGTATTGGTCTAGCTTACCAAAGTATGGATTAAAAAAGAAACCTTGCCCAAGTTGTAAACCCGAGCAAGATTATTTTAAGGTGTCTAGATATTATGGTTAACTATGTATGTTCTAAACATTTGGGGCAGAGATCATAATCCTCATGCATCTCTTTACCGCAACATTCAGAAGTTTTGATTTCTTCATCATCCTCTATTTTATTGTTATTTTCATAGGCATCTCTTTTAATTAATCTAGTTTCTTCAGCTTCTACAAGACCACATAAGCTAGCAAAATTACTCATACTTGGTTTTTCACAAACAACAATCAATTTGTATTTAATTTTTCTTAATTGAAATAGCTCTTCGGATTCCCAACTATATCTTTTCATTATTTTATCGCGATTTGATGTGTTTTTCATTTTATTCTCCTATTTTCTACTTTTATTATATGTGCGGTTAACGAATCCCAATCTCGATCTGTCCAAGATGCTTGATATTTCTTTTTGTACTCAGCGGCAGAAGTCATATTCTTGAATGAACCATATGCCCAAGGGTCTGTTGAATCTGAATAAATCATTACTATATACATATTAACCCCATTGATCTACGATAGCATTTGCTATACCTTTAAACGTTTTACTTCTTAACTTCTGTCTTTCTGCTTTGGTCTTGGCTTTGCTTAATGCATCTGCATACCATTTCGGGTGAGACTTACCACTTTTATACGTTACTTTTTCACCTTTACCCACTACATTGGTATGAGTCAACAATGGTAAACCCTTCAACCATAAACAAGTAGTCTTGGTGGCTTCATCTCCAAAATGATATGGTTGTATGATTTGATCGGGTTTTCTGATTTGACTTGATATAACGGATACGGGATTCTCTACCGCTATCTTATCAATAGGTGCATCCATCAATTTCTGTACAAATTCTAATGCCTCTAATTGGTTATTCCATCTTTCTTTATTCCGTGAACCATCTTTATTATACATCCACCTAGCACCGCTTACCGCTAAGTATGTACAAGGCGGGTGCGCTATCATTAAATCATATTGACCGCTATATGCTTCTTTTAATGCATCTCCTTTTATATGCCATTCGGGATGTCCTCCGCTTTCCGCTTGAAGGTCGCAACTATATGCTTCATGACCTTTTTTTCTGAATGCTTTAGTTATGGTTTGGCTTTCCTCACACGCTATTAATACTTTCATTTTGCACCTCTCTTTACTTTTTTAATTGTATATATTTCATAGGTTGGAGCATATACTCCATTATTATATTCATTATGAAATTTTGAATCTTTGATTCTTGTTTTTGCATCTTTCAAAGTATCACATTTAATAATATCAAAAGTAGAATCAGTAGGTCTATGGGTAATCATTACTATATACATTATTCCACCTCCTTTACATCATAATCTAAATATAGATCATAATGTTTATCTCGTTTTTTAATCTCCCAATCTTTGATGTCCATTAATAGTAAACCTTTATGTATGTTTAAGGTTAACCATCGTAAAAACTCAATTAGGTTTTTCATTGTTTTATGCGATGTGTAATACTTCATCTTAATTAACGCAAATATGCGTGGGTTTTTTGGTTTCGGTATCATAATACCCGTCTTTACCTTTTTTCATCGGTGTAGGGTCAAATTTAACGTCCTCAACCCTATTGCATTCATCATCACTAGCATAAACTATGTCTAGGTTTCCGTATTTCTTCTTATACCCTTGTAAGTTCTTAATTATTCTATCTAACTTCATTTTACTTGCCTCCGTTTAACTTGTTTAATTGCTTATTTAAAAGAATTGCGGTCTCTCTCCACTTATCACAATTTATGCGTTCTAGATTTAAATCTCTTTGCGCTTTCATTATGTAGAAAATAAAACCTATGATTAATGTTGCTATTGTATTTTCCATGTTCTATTGCTCCTTTTTTAATATTTCTTTGATTGATCTTTTATCAAATGGTAAAACATGATTGATATAAAATAGTTCACCATCTGTATTATTTAAAGTTTTAACCGCTTTTTTTATTTCTTTTAATGTGGCTCTTTTTATTGCTTTCATTTTGATATATTCCTATAATCTAGTTTTAAAAAGGGAGGGCGGTAACTTTGCGGAGTTCTTTAAATCCACCCTCCCACGGAGCAATATTAAGCTTGATTGACTACAAATGATATTTCTTTTTGTAGTTCGTTTTGAATGTTTGCTTTGCTCATTTTGGCTCTAAGTCCTACAATGGTATTTATTCCGTCATTTTGGGCGGTTCTTAAGTCGGTCTTATCTCCATCAACTACATTTAGACCCATAAACATTTTATTAAATTTATCGGATTTTTTTGTATTGAATACCATAGCCACGTTTAAACCCTTCTTTATTTGGTCTTTTGTTGTGTTCCACTTGCCCCAATGTGAGTACGTCAAATGATAGTTTGAAGGTGTTTTTCTGTTGGTGTGCTTGGTGTAGTCATAAAATGTAACATCGGGGAACAATTCAAAAATTGTAGAATCTCCAAAGCTTTCAATCTTTATATTTTCCCACTTTATATCACTATACGAATTAAGTCTGAATGTAGGTTCAAAGCCGTAAAATTTAGAATATTCAACGGCTTTAAATATATCTAGAATTAAATCATTTAAAAAATTGTTGCGGTCTTCAAAGAATCTTTTAGTTTTATTGATTCTAGATTTAATGACATTGGGGTAATTTCCGTTACCATTAAAAGCGACACACACCGCCGAGCAATTACTTTTTTGTTTGTGATTTTCTTTTATGCTTACTTTGTTGGCAATTGGGCAAACATTAAAACCGCTTATATCACTTGGCGCAAGACTTAAAAAATAAGTGTGAACTTTTAAACCTAAGTTTTTTTGTGCTTTTAAATTGGTATTCGGCGGACTTAATAAAGTACCTTTATAGTGTTTATTCATGTTATTTACTCCGTTTGTTTTTTAAATGTTTAATTAAGGGCGGTTTAAAGCTGAATTACTACAAACCGCCCCAACTTTTCCCTATATAAAAGAGTTTATAACGCTTGTTTTAAAAAGCTTTTAACTCGTTTATAGTCACTAGTAATATAGGTTGTATTTTCAGTTACTACGGAATACTGAACTTTAATTTGCTCAACTCCGCAAGATGTAAAAACTCGTAAACTTGTTTTTATTGTTTCATCTGCCAAACATAACTCTTTCAACTCTTTAATATTTTTAAGAATTATTTTTTGATACTTACCTTTTATTAATTGCATAATATTTATTACTCCGTGTTTGTTGTTAGCTAAGCTTACTAATTATAATAGGTCATTCCTAGTAATAAATACAAGTAACTGTAAATAGATAGTATAATGAGACGGGCGCACTACCTGGAAATTAACTATAAGTATAATAAATACAACGACTTAGGAAGTTAAAGTGATATGAAATCGGCGGGCGATTATATTATAAGGAGTTAAATGTGCGGGCAAATAACACGGGTCAACCACCCCCCCCATGCACGCGCGCGCAGATCGGTAGGGTATGTATTACCTAAGTTTTTCTGTGCTTTTAAATTGGTATTCGGTGGACTTAATAAAGTACCTTTATAGTGTTTATTCATGTTATTTTACTCCGTTTATTATTTTAATAGTATTTTTAAGCATATGGCTCTGTTGGTGTTTTGTTATTTTGTAATTATCAATAGTAATTAAGCGCTCTTTTACTAGATTTATAGTTTTTTTTAGCTCTTTGATTTCATACCTTAGCTTTGTGGCTTCAAGTATATAGTTTTTTTCCATTGTTT